TAGAATATGTAGATGCTTATACATATGAGTTTTTAGACGTAAATCAAGGCGGTAAAGCTACGGTAGAGTTTATGTGTGTTCCTACTTATATAATTGAAGATATTTTAGAAGGTGTGAGAATTTAAATTTAATCCTTGATTTTCCCATACTATTCCTATATATATGGGCTTATATGAAAATACATACTATATATGGAAGGAAAACAAATGACAGATACTGAAAAGTATAAATCTGTAGCAATCAAAATTAATGCTTATCATAAAGCTAATAGCGTAAAGGAACAAATACCTGAACTAAAACATCTATCTATAGGTGGACTTATGCTATTTTTAATAGATAAATTTGAACAAGATGTTAACAGCGGAAAATACAAACAAACTAGTTAGTGCAGTTACTCGTTTTATTAAAGATGATCGTAAACACGTACGTGTTTTTTATACAGATAAAACTCAAAAAATATTTCTTGCTGAAGAATGGGATATGATCGTAACCGAAGGTCGAAAACTTTGGTTACAGCATCAAAATGAAATAACAGAGCTACGAAGGGACTTAAATAGATCAAATGACTGAAGCAGATAAAAAACAACAATTATCTTATAATATTTATCAACCATTTGGACCAAGCATTTTAAAAACAAAATTACCGAATTCTTATGTTGAAGCAATCAACACCGAAGCAGATCGTATTCTAGCAAGTGAAGATTTATCTAAGGAGTATGATTTTAGTCATAACCTGGCCGGAAATGTAAAAAAAGAGATTTCCATTGATGAGAAAAAAATTCAAGGACTTAAAGAGTTCTATGTAGCTATGGCTCAAGAGTACGTTAAAAAAATTTTATTAGAAGCTGTCCCACCTAATACTCAAGCGACTTTTAGTACTTGGGTAGTTAGTCAATTTGCAGGAGACTTTAATCCTATTCACATTCATGATTCGACTTTGTCTGGCGTTGCTTTTTTAAAAGTTCCAGAAAAGTTTGAGGAAGAGTATTCTAAAGAAGATCATCATGCCACCGCAGGTTGTTTAGAGTTTTTAGGATCACTTCCTAATCATTTTGTACGTCATAGTTATTTAGCTAAACCGCAGGTTGGAGATTTTTATTTATTCCCTAGTTGGTTGGCTCATCAAGTCTATCCTTTTAGAAGTGAAGGAGAACGACGTTCCATGGCTTTTAATATCCATTTAAAGACCGCTCAACCTGTTAAAGGACTTAACACCTGATGGGAATACAAGAAAACCATCCTGAGTATCCTTACAAAACTCGTTATGATCAACGAGCTAAAAAATTAAGATTTAAAACCGTTAAAAAAAGACACAGATATGATGAATGGGATAAGCTACCTGTTAAAGAGAGAGACTACTTTAGAGCGCTTATTGTTGTAGAAGATTATGCATTGGGCGACACTCCTGATACATGAGTCGGGCAGTCCTTAAAAGAAAAAATCACAAGGGTCGTCGTAAGGTAGGGTCTAAGAAAAGACGCAACCGTCGTCGTTTACGCAACCGTCGTTAGATTTATGTGATAATATCTTGATTATTTGAGATAGGATCAATAGTGGTTTTGTATTGAACAGTAGAATCTTTTTTTTTATTAGTGGTTTCACACTCACATTTCTTTTCTTTTTCTAGTTTTTCTACTTTGTCGGCTAGGTAACAAATCATTTTGTGTAAGTCTTTTTCGGTCATAGTGTCTCCTTAATTTTGTGAATAGTGAAAGCGACCACTATATAACAATCACGGACCAAGTATCAAGCTCTTTTATATTTAGGATAGTCTACACACCTGACGTGCTAAAATAGCAAAAGTAAATTAAAAATTCATACCTATATTCTCTTGTATGATGAATCTCACAAATAGTGCCAAGAACCACTTCCTAAACTTCTTTAGCAATTTTTTTGCTGACAATAAGGACCCGCAAGAGGATCTTATTAACTATTGTAAGGCAGAATATGGTAAAGATTGGCGTTGGGCTTTAAAAGAATATATTAGCTATAACGAGTTTCCAAAGACTTATCAAAGAAGAAATATATCATAGCGGGTGGTGACATTCGCAATTTTCGAACTCTTCATGACAAAGAACACAAATCTCTTCTAAGATATTTTCTTCTTCCATTAGAACCTTACCTTTGGTATTTTTTTCCACCAATCGTTTATTTTTTCTTTTTCGTAATAAACTATGACATCTTTATTGTCTGGACTAATATACCAAGGGATAAGTTCTTTTTTTTCTAGTTTTTTGTTATTTTTTATTACTTTAAGCAAGACTTGCCATCTTTTTAGCCATAGATTTGGCTCTTTGAGGGGTTTGTTTTGCCCATCTAGAATCAAGCATCTCAACTGACGCCGTTTTATAATCTGGCGGTGTAGATTCTTTGAGCGCTCTCCACATAGCAGGGAACTTGGACACGCCTGTTTTACCCATTTGAAAGACCATTTCTACAATAAGCTCTTTGCACTGATCATGGACCACGGTATCACCAAGCAATTCTTCTGCACCTGAGATAGCGTTCTCTAAATCTTTCTCTAAAGTCTCCATTAAAAACTCTTCGTCGTACTCTTTATCATCTTCCCAAAAGTCTTCCACGCAAAGATGGCCCACCCCAATAGTTCTTTTGCCTAGTGTGTCTAAATACACCTTTGTACGGAAACCTTCATTTTTACGTACAGCCTTTAATAATCTCATCATATCCATCTTATTTCTCTGTCTCCTTCTTTGGTTCTAAATATATAATCTTGTTTACCCAACTCCCAGGAATGGTTATGTGTCTACCGCCGTCTTTTTCTTCGTTGTATTCACAATAATCACTCATAATAGTTATTTGGGACTTTGTATCTTTTATCAGCCAACCAACAGATTGGCAAGTAGCTAATTTTTCAAAAAAGATTTCTTCTACTGGATGCCAACCAGTCTCACCATCTTTCGCATCGAACCATTCAACTAAGACTAATGGCTCCGAAAGTGGATTTTTGAAAATTTCGCTCAAAATACTTTAAGTTTCCCAGGACCACCTGTTGTTTTATTACTATTTCTTGAATTATCTACTAAGTTACTAATCATTTTCGAAAATTTTGTAGCCTCTTCTTCTGTTTGAAAACCTTCGATAAAGTCATTATTTTTTGTGGCCTCTGCTACAGGATCATCGACCTTGACTAATTTTCCTTCTATCATTCTAATTGTTGGAACTAAAATAATCTTTCCATCTACTTCATAACTTTCTGTTAAAATTGTATTGTTAGCTTCTGTGTTAGGGGTGTTAGGATTCATGGCTCTTTGAAACCATGAAATATCTTTTAATTCATTAATAGTAGGCATTGGTTATGTATCTAGAAATAAAGGTGTATATTTCCCCATATAAGAGCCTCTGATGTTAAATTCAAAGTATTCTGATGCATCTTCATAGGTCATTTCATCTCTATCCATAAGTGTTTTGAGAATACGTTCTATACTGTAGAGAACTCGTGTAGTGTTGTCTTGCCACGGATCTTGGACCACGCCCATGATGGCAGAGTCAAATCCATCTGCAAAAAGTATTTCAGGTTCGTCGTCCACGTACATTTCTTCAATTTCTTTTCTATTCATGGTTACATCTTATCACTTTATATAGATGTTTCAAAAGTAAAATGAAAAAATAAAATCTAAAATATCTCAAATTTGACGTAACCACGTAACTTTAGGCTAGAATAGTTGATATACAACAGTAGTAGGGTTACTTTTACGGTTACGTCAGTCACTCAGGTTACGTAACCTTGAGATAGGTAATTTATAGAATAGTTGATATACAACAATAGTAGCATTCTTACAGACTGAGGTTTTTTCATTGAAATATAAAATATATATATATATTTACTTTCTATGTATATATAGTAAATATTAAATATGGATATTGATAAAGAATTAACACCAAAACAAAGGGCTTTTGTATTTACCTTTGTAAAAGAAAATGGGAGAATGACTCCTACAGATTGTGCAAAGCAGTCTGGATACTCTGAACATTCAGCCACTCAAATGGCTTCTAATTTACGTAATCCAAAGATGTTTCCTAAAGTTGTAGAGGCTATTGAGTATTTGCAAAAAGAATATGCGGAAGCTAGTAGGATTGATTTTGTTAAACACGCTAGAGAATTAGCAAGGCTAAGAGAGATGGCGGTTGATAATGGACAGTTAGGGCCTGCGATTGTTGCAGAATACCGTCGTGGTCAGTTGGCAGGGTTTTATGTAGATCGAAAAGAAGTTGTAACTGCTTCTTTAGACAATATGTCCCGTGTTGAACTTGAAGCTAAACTTAAAGAAGTCAGAAATCATAATGTTATTAATGGTGAGTCTATTGGTATGGAAATAGAATATACAGATGTCACCGAAGTAGAGCTAGAATCCAAATCAAAAGAAGAAGAATAACAAACTTCCACCAAATTAATAAAAACATTATTCTTTCCTCCCTCTTCTATCTTTGTGTTGCCGTTCTCCAATAATAAAAATCATAAAAGCAATAAAACAAATCACTAATAAATTGAGAATGCTAAGTATGAGTATTGCTAGTGTCAATCTTTATTCCTTTCTATCTGATCTTTTACTTCATCAGCATATCGCTCAAGTTCTTCTTTTATGTCTATCTTACTCAAACCTAGTTTTATTAACTTTACT